TTCTCAGCTAAAATACCTTTAGATCTTAATATTGTACCAATAGTCTCAAAGTCATTGAATTTAGAAACTAAATGAGGTAACTCTCTAATTACATCAGTTTTAAACTGTGCTTTAGTGAACTTACCTTCTAATACGGCGTTATATTTTTCAGTTATTGTTCTCATTGTAAGTAATCAAATAATTTTGTACTATGTGGTCTTTTTTTTGTTTTTATTGTTTTATAGCCTAGTTTTTCAGCAAACTTAGTAGCTCTGTTTTTCTTTCCTTTCTTACCAAAAGCATATGGCGTAGCATATTGTGCTCCGGTTCCAGGAGTAAAACTAGCACCAGTTCCTGTTGAACTCTGCTCACGAAGTTCTTGCATTACTTCTTTAACTAACTCTTTTAACTGACCTAAAGTCATAATGTTTTGAGTTCGTTAATCAATTCGTAGTATTGCATAAGATTTACTAAATGACTTTCATTTACTTTTTCTTTCTTACTTACTTCAGAAATATTAGCAATGACTTCATTTAGTTTAATCTTAGTAACCTCGTTGTTAACTTTATCGGCTAATGCCTCAATCCTTTCTTTTATAACTACAATCTCTTTATTAACTAAATCTCTCAATCTATTAGTTGAAGAAACTGAGGTTATAAATTCTTTTAAAATATTTTTTTGTTCAGGTAAAAGATCTTTATACTTATTGTTAAATTTTTCTAATAATAATTTATAAGCAAGTAATCTTAAATCCTTATCATATTTAGAATATTCTTCAATAAGGGTGTCTTTTACATCAGCAGCATCTTGATTATCAGATGTTAGATGTTCTAAAATTGTCACCTTATTATTTACTATAAAATTAGGATTAACTAGCTCCGAGTTATTTTGAGCTTCCATAAGGCAGTATAATGCTGCTAATGGCTTGTAATCTCTTACTTTAATAGCAAAGAAATCTTCTATATTATAATTCTTTTTAATTTCAGCAATTAATTCATATCTTTGTTTTCTTAAACTATCTTGGTTTAATTTACTAGATATTTCAATTATAGTAGAAACAATTGCTTCTGCTTTATTTTGCGAAATTTTATTATTTTTAGTTACAAATTCGTATAATCTATACTCTTTGGCTAACGAAGTGTTACCAGCATAGAATTTACGAATAATATTTACAGCTGCTGAATCTTTCTTGTTCAGAGTATCCGCTGCTACTTGCTTTACAAGCAGTTCAAATATCAATCCACTGTTTTTATACTTCGAGTGCTTAATCTTCATAGTATACGTTTACTATTATAAATATGCTTTAGTTATCTAAATCTTTAATTTGTTCTTCATCTAATAACTTATCCTGATCCTTTTTCTTCTTTTCGAAGATCATTTTCTTAGAATTTTCAAAAATATCTCTATTTTTTGCATAAACAGACTGTGCTGTTAATGTAGAACTTTCTTTAGATTCATTAACATTTTCATTATCAGAAGGAAAGCCGCCGTGCATACCTTGTACACCTAATCTATCTCTACCACCCATTGGATCATCATTAGTTCCAACGACTGATTGATGTATTCTAGGTCTACCTTCAGGATTAGTATCTTCTGCATACCCTAAAGGTACTTTTGCGTCTCCCTGTCTTCTACCATATAACGATGCTAAATCATGAGGGGTACCATACGATACTCCACTTTCTGCTGGATCGTTACCTTCATTTTCTAGCTGAGTTTGTCTAAATTGTCTTTTAGCGTCTTCTCTAACTAGAGCTCTCATTTCGTTATATTGGTCTTCTGATAAGTCAAATATCTTATCATAAATATAATCAGTAGAGAATAACTTAACTTCAAGCATTTGTCTTGCTAAGTCAACTTTTTCTTTTAGTAGTGCTACTTTTTCTTGATCGTATATTATAGAAGAAGTAGTTAGCTTTAATTCAAAGTTAGTTAAACTTTCTCCAGTAAAGCCTTGTGTGTATAAATGTACTAGAGCAATCTTAGTTAATTCAGATTCTACTATTCTCTGAATTCTTTCGATCGTTCTTGCGAATCTAATATCTTCAGCTGCTAAAGTAGCTTTCCCTTGCAAGTCTCCTTCATACCCGAAATATGCTTTTGGTACTTTTAACGCAGCAAACATTTTATCTCTTAAGTATTCTACATCTTGAATACCGTCATAATTAAGACCAGGAGTTGTATCAATACGAGTAGAAGTATCTCCACCTCTTACAGGGATGTAGAAATCTTCCATCATATTTTGCATATTGAATCTTAAATTATAATCTCCTGTTTGAGCATCTACGTAAGGAGTCTTTTTCATCTGATTAACAGTCTTCTGCATAAACTGCTCTACTTCGTTAGGAGGAATTGATCCTACATTAACGTAGAAGACTCTCTTTTCAGGTGCTCTCATAATACGATGAATTAACATCGCATCTTCCATTAAAGTTAGTTGTTTAAATATCTTTCTTGCTGGTTCTATATATGATCTACCATAAGGAAGGTAGTTATGATCTGATATCAATCTAAAGTGTGCAACTTCGTAGTTGTCTAATGTTATAACCTTTCTATTATTTTTTGGTAAGTAGTTTGGATCTTGTTGTGAAGCTAGCCCATCAGGATCAATTTGAAAATATACCTTTTGAGGATTCTCAGGATCTACTCCTTCTTTTCTAACCATATTATAAACTGTATATGGTAGTACATTATAAACACCAAACTTCTCTGCTATTTCTAACTTTAAGAAATAATCTCCATGTTTACACATTCCTCTAATCCATGACCATAAATTAAATTCAATATTTAGTACGTCATAAAATAAGTTATAAAGAACTCTTTGTAAGTTTTCATCTGAAGATTTAATAGATAAAACTTCTCCTTGTTCGTTCTTTAGTGTTGCTTCGTCTGCTATAATATCTAAAGTAGAGGCAATCAATGGATCTGAATCCATCGCTTCATAATCTGAATATAATTGAATCCTTAACGTCTGATAATTCAGGTTAGGATTAAATATATTTTTATTATTATATATGTAGAGTCTACTAAATCTATCTAGTAGTGAGTTAGTCTCATATCTACCTGTAGTTTGTATCTGCCCTACATCGGCAACCTTAAGTTGATTCCCACCGACGTTTCTTATTACAACATCTGATGAAAATAAACGTTCTAGTCTTTTAAAAATTGATCTATCCGCCATTTAGGGTATTTTTATATATAAATAGTAACATTATAATAACCAGGAGATATCTTCATCTCCATAGTCTGTCTTTATAAGATAAGGATTTTTTTGCTGATTTCCAACTTTTTGTATAATAGCTTTGTTTTTTTGATTTAAACTAGTAAATGAAGATAATTGTGCTCTAGATAAATCTATTCCTTGTTGTCTTAATTTAAGAGCAGTATCGCGAACATACAGTCCAGTTGCAAAAGACATTACTAAATCATCGTTATAATTTGTTTGTGCTTGTGCTTTTCCATTCTTCCATATAAAAACTCTCATTTCTTCAAGTAATCTTTTCGACTGTATAGTACATCCTCTTTCTCTAATGTACTCCATCATCTTTGCAATTACTAAAGGTCTTGTTCTTACTGACATAGTAAAACCTGGTACTAATTGATCTCTTTCATATTTTGACATATAAGATTCAACTGTATCCATATGATTTTTAGGGCTATAATATAGGTTACGATATTCTCTTTCTAATATAGTCTCTATAGTAGACCATCCAATATTAGCATTTTCTACTACTAATAAAGCATCATTGTATTCAGCTCCTATACCTACTAGTATATTCCCATAATCTTTAGGAGATACTTTCCCTTTATATTCTGCTACTTGAGTAGCTCCTTCTATATCAAATACATGAAATGCTGAATAGTCAGCAGAATCGCCTCTTGCAACGTCTGCTACTACCATATACGATTTCATATAATCAGCTGGTTCCCATATCCATAAATTACCATCTACTCCTCTTCTCTCTAAAGGATCTTTTTGATAAGTTTGTTCTAAGAATAATAAATCTTCAGGTTCGAATACTGTATCACCAGAAGATAAGAAATCACAATCACATTCCTGTCCGGCCATTCTAGGACCTAAATCTGAATCTTGTTGATC